CTCTTCTGGTATGATATCCTTGTCTTTCTTGCTCTGCTCTCTATTTCTAATAGCTGCTTGGAATTTACCCTTAAGAGAACTCATGTCTCCAAAAAACTCTACTCTCTTGCCTAAAGCTTTAGAAATGGCATCCTTTGCTGCAGTCATTTGTGCCCCAAATAACTTAGGAGCCTCGCTTGGTGAGCCCTGATATGCGCCTGAGTGTAACAAAGCAATAATATCTGCGTCTTCCCAATTATTAATATTATCAGGATCAGTAGAAGTCAAAGCTTCTCCTAAATTAGAAACAACCTTTCTTCTGCTTGTTGACGCAATTACTGGTAATGGAGATTCACCATCATCATCTATTCCATCAGATTTAACTTCTTCATCAGACTCTCCACCAACTACCTCTTCTTCTGGACCAACATCAGGACCTACTTCTGGAATAGAATCCTTAATCTTGTAAGTGCCTTTTTGCTTAGTCACAAGACCTTCATCTACCAATGCATCCATTACGGTTTGAACAAAAGAACTCATGCCTTTTTGTGACATTGGGCTAGACGCAACATTGTCATGCATAGACCTTACTACATCACCATCTATGTTGATTTTACGACCAATTTCATCATACTTCTTTTTAGAAAGAGAATGGCTTCCTGTTGGTGGCTTCTCTTCCTCTTTCATCTTTGATGTAGGCTGAGGTGTTGGTTGTGCTTTTTCCTCTACCTCTTCAGACTCTTCTTGCTTTCTAGACTTTTTACCTGGAGCTTTTATCAAAGCAAATCCATCTTCATCTGGATCAAAGTCAATAGTACCCTTCTCAAGAAGCGTTCTAATTACCTCATCAAGCTCATCTGGCGCGATCTCAACTTCAAGCATTGGAAGAATGTCATCTTCAGAGAACCACTGATCGGCTCCTTCTGTTTCATGAAGCTCACGAAGTGCATTTACAACCTGCTGCTGCTCTTGTGTAAAGCCTTCCTCAACTTCCTCTTCTACTACCTCTGTCTCTTCTTCGCCTGTATCTGGCTCTTCTACCAATGGCTCTTCTGGCTTTGATGGTTTAGTTTGTGCTGGTGCCTCTGTTTTTGCAGAGTCTCCCTTATTAGGAGCACTTACCATCTTAAACTTCTTATCTTTTGTTTCTTTAATAGTCTCATCTGCAATCAAAGCTTGAAGAGCAGCTTCGACATCTTTTTCAGATATTCCAGCCTTTTCAGCAATTTGCTTTTTGCTAAATCTAGAAGTTTTACCCTTCTCTGTGTGAAGATTGTACACTACATCCAAAACCTTCTTTTTGGCATCTTCATTTGCTGCAGGCGCTTCTGGAGCTTCTGGCTTAGCCTCTGGTTCTGGCTTTGGAGTCTCTGTAGTTGGAGCACTTGCTTTTGGAACTGAAATGCCTTTTTCTGGGTCAACAGAAATTACACCATCATCCATTAACTTACGCATTGCTGCTCTGTAAGTCTCCTTAGTTAAACCAGCAGATTCAATAACTTCCTTGGATGGAAATACTGTTACATCAACAAAGCCTTCTTCATTTGCTCTTGATTGCAAATACTTAAGCACAGCATCAAGCTGATCCTTAGTCACCTCTACATCTGGCTCTGGCTTCTCTTCTTGCTTAGGAGCATCTGGCTTAGTTACAATAAAGCCAGGAGACTTCTTATTTTTGCCCTTTGCTGGTTTAACCTTAAGATCTCCGTCATCTCTAAGGCTTCTAATAACATCATGCAAATCTTGTGGTTTAACACCAAGAATCTCAGAAGCCTTACTTAAAGCTGTTAAAACTTGTTTGTTTTGAATGAACCCAATATTGTCAGACAAGTTGCGTAATTGCTCAAGAACAACTTCTTTCTTATCACGCCTTTCTTTTGGTTCTGGCTTTGCAGCTTCTGGTGCTTTTGTCTCTGGTTCTTTTTTAGTTTTCTTTTCTGGCTCTTTTGATGCAGGACCAGACATACGCTCCACTACACCCTCAGAAACAAACTTAACATGATTGTTTCTTGCCAAGTTAGCAAGCGCATCTACAACAATATCTTTCTCTAAACCAGTAGCACTAGCAAGCTCATCAGCATTAATATTTGAACCAACATCACGCTTCTTGACTTCTAACAGAACCTTTCCAATGTCAGAGGTTTGTGCCTTGTTCTTATACGTTGGAGGAGTAAACTCAGCTGACTCTTCAACTGGCTTGTCTTCTGTAACCGGCTCTGGAGTTGGCTCTGGCTCTGGTTTTGGAGCTTCTGGAGCTGGCCCTTTAGCTTTTTCCTCAGAAGGTGATACTGGCTTTTCTGGAGCAGCTTCTGGAGCAGGAGCTTCTGGAGCCTCAGATGGAGCACCAAAGTTTGCGACATAGTTAAACTTGCCACCAATTTTCTTGGCTTCTGCTAAATATTCGTCTTTTTCTCCTCTAAACACTCTTGGATCATCAATAATCCCTACATCAGTGATACCAATAACTCTAAATTTATCCATTCCAGCCATACCACTTTGAATAGCTTTTAGGTCAGAGTTTATAGTGCTAGGTCTAGCAACTTGTACTTCAATTTCGTTTTCCGGAATTGGTACAGGATTTTTTTCTAAGAATTTATACTTAATTGCTCTTTTGATGCTATCGGAAACCATATCCGCATCAAGCTCATTAGATACAATATATAAGACATTTTTACTACCCTTACCAATACCATCTGTAGGAAGGTTGTCCGGTAACCCATCACCCTTAGCCACTGGCTGTGATGGGGCCTTAATTTCTTGTTTTGGTTCTTCCTTCTTTGGTTCAGGTTTTGCTTCTTCTCTTGGGCCACCAATGAAAACATTGTTACCTTGAAGTCGCATTTTCTGCTGTTCAAAAAGTTCTGCAATGGCTTTTCGAACAGACTCTTCTGTTACATTAAGTTTCTTTGCAACCTCTTTTACTTTTGAGTCAGAACCAATCAAGTGCTGAATAGTTCCATCTTTTTTAGCTTTTGGCTCAAGATAGTCGTATAACTTTTCAGGCGTTACTGCTGCAAGTTCTGCTGGCTTCTTTGGTGCCGCCTCTGGTTTTGGCTTTGCTGCAGGCACAGGAGCTTCTGGAGCCTTTTCTTCTGACTTAACAGCTTCAGGAGCTGGCGCTTCTGGAGCAGTTTCAGCCGGAGTGTCAGTTGGAGCTTCTGGTTCTTCTTCAGTTAAGTCAGACTTAAGTCTTTCAAAGAAGTTGTCCCAAAGATTTTTTGGTACACCCATACCGGCAGCGGTAACTCCGCTGTCATCAATAATACCTACAACTTTACCTTCTTCGTCTGTAATAGGCCCAGTAGTTCCGCCAAGAGCATCCTCAAGAACATCCATTAATAGAGTCTTATCATCTGGGGAAGCTTTGCTAATAGATTCCCACAACTCATCTGGAGACTTTTCTTTTGGACCCTTACGTCCACTGCCTCTTGGACGGCCTCTCTCTGGTTTAGTAGCTTCTGGTTTTGCTTCTGGTGCTTGCTCTGGAGCCGTTTCTTCTGCCGGCCTTGCTGCTGGTGCAGTTTCTTCAGCTGGCTTTTCTTCTTCATCCATCCAAGAAGGCTTCCAAGAAGTTTCATTTGGACCAGCCTCTTGGCCAACAGGAGCACCATGCTGAGTAGAAGACTCTTCAGACTTACGCTTTGCGTCTTCCTCTTGACGCATCTGTTGAACTTCTTGTTCTACATCTGCAATAAACTCTTGATTCTTTTTGGCATCATCCCAAATATCAAAAGCCTTTTGCAATTGCTCAAGTGCAGCCTTGTCTCCAAGCTGCTGCATATGGTCTGTATTGTTTCTAGCTGCCTGAATAATAGGACTTAAAATACTAAATGTAGCACCAACCTCTGCAAAAAACTTTGGTTGCATTGCTGCAAGTTTATCATGCTCTGCCATCCAAGCATCAATTTTACCACTTGCTCTAGCTACACCCATTCTATCAAAAATTGCAAGAACTTCTGTTAGATAAGCTTCTGCCTTCTGGTTTAGTCTTTGTACTGGAAGTGTGTACTTCTGTACTTCTTTTTTCCAAGACTCTTCAAGAGGGTCACCCCAAACTTTTTTGTACAGCCATTGCAACTGAGACTCAACTTGCTTTTGTTGACCAGCTTGCTGTTGCTGCTGTTGTGCTAAAAATTCCTGGTATTGTTTTTGCTGCTGTTCAGCCTGCTCTAAAGCTCCAGTTTCTTCAGTTCCAGAAAGAGACTCATAAAGCTGACCACGCATAGTATCAACCGTTTGCTTGGTTGCACCAATCATTTCACGGTTAATATCAGCAAGAACCCCAATAAAATAAACCGCATCAATTAGTCTATTTTTTGATAAAGCTTCTTGAGCTTGCTTTAATACTGATTTAATTCCAATATTGTAAGCGTTACCGCCCAAAGCAATTCGGCGCAACTCATTATCAAGCTGACGCAAAACATCCATTTGGTCGCGGTATTTGTTAAAAAGTCTTTCTGCAACAAATCTACCAATCTGACCAGAGTGTAATCTGTGCTTCCAAGTGGAATAATCTTGTGCGTTGACAATAATGCCGTTCTTAGCAAATCTAGACATAATAAATCGGCCTCCTACTATACAAAGCCATAATAACGCTATCTATTGATAATAAAATGCCCTGGCTGTATCTATAACCAGGGCATCCTTTTTTATACCGGAGGTGGTGGTGGGGCTCCTCCAATATCTCCCCCACCTGGAGGTGGAGGTGGACCGCCGCCTCCACCCATAGGTGGACCACTCAGGCCGCCTCCCATAGGTGGACCGCCAAGGCCACCACCGAGACCGCCGCCAAGGCCACCACCTCCAAGGCCGCCACCCATGTCTCCTCCCATGCCACCAGCTTGCTGGCCAGGCTGACTATAAGGATTCTCTCCTGGAAGTGGGCTTTCTTGAATCTCTTGAATTTCATCTTCTTCGCCAATGCTACGAAGATCATTCAATCCCATACGCTGAAGTGCTTCCATTTCTTTGGCTTGAATAACTTGGTCAATAGTTTCACGACGAATCTTACGCACCTCATCTTCGTACTCAAGACCTAAAGATCTATAAAGAGTTTGCAAAGAAACCTTGCGTGGTTCCTGAGAGATCAACTGAGAAATATTCTGAATGTAATCACCCATGTCAAACAAACTCATGTGATTCCATTCAACTTCTGGAACAATCAATACTTTTTCTTTGTCTTTGTAGTCATAAAAGTCATTAATTTTTGAAATTGGCGCAAAGATTTTTCTACGCAGCCATGCTGAAATCATATTTCTGAATTGCATATAGCGCTGTCTAAGTACATCAAGTGCCACACCACCGTTTGCATAAGTAACATCAGCACCACCATCCATGATGACCTGTGGCACCATAAGACCAATGTAAATTTCTTTCAAAAGCTGAGTAACATCACCAGAAATATCGTAAATGCCACCTTGATTACCTACTTTTTCAACCGTAACTCCATCATGAGTAAAAATCTTGAAATCTTTATCATACTGCGAGTTTCCTTGGATTGTTATTTTTCCATTTCTTCTAGTTACAAATAATCCAGTTGGAACAGTAAAACACCATACCTTACCATCATAATTCTCTTTAGAAACTATCTCGGTTTTCTGCTTAGTTCTTGGATCTATTGAGTATTTGTTAACAAGAGGAAATTCACCAATTGAAGTTTCCGACCACTGTATAACAAACATTTCATCTCTATCAAATGTAGTGGGGACAAAACCCGCTTTGTAAACAGCTTCGTATACGTCATCAGCCAGTTGTTTACTTGCCGTATAGTAAAACTTCCCACTATCACTTTGAGTACCGCCGTCACCCAAAACTAATGCGTCAAGTAAAATCTTCAATAAACGTGGGCTCAAATTTAAAACCCACCGAGGAATCCTTTTGTCTTTAGACTTATACCTACCTTCAGAACTAACCTCATTTACAAAATGCTTGAACAGTTCCCAGCCTGCAACTACTCCGTTCCAAACCACTTCCTGGCCACAATCCGCTCTCTCTACAACCCGATCAGAGTACGACTTTTCGATACACTGACAAAATTCTTTCATGCAAGAACTCATCTTTTCGTACTTCTTTGAATTATCTTCTCCATGCTTTCTGATGATTGTTTGAGTAAGACCAACTGTATGTTGACTCTTACCATCAGTATAGAGACAACCCTCGCTAATAATATACCCAAGATACTCAAGATACAACTCTATTGGAACTTCTTTACCCGCAATGGTAATAGATTTAAGTGAATCATCTCCGTCCCATTCTATTTTTGATCTAAATCTTCGATCAAAAAACTTCATATCCTTAGCTCGGACTTTATCCCACTCTCCCCAATGTGATATGCGTTGCTTTCCAGATCCACTAAATCTCTTTCGCTGAACCCACATCTTGTGATTTGGAGTTACTTTAATATCCATTTTATCATTATGAAAGTGATACATCTCTCCACTGTAATCATAAATATGAGACTCTAATGGTTCATGATATTCCAGCTTATCCGTATCTGGATTAAAACAGGCAACCTTTACACCGGGTTTTGGTCTGGAGATCGTTTTAGATACTGTTCCAGAAGTTGCTTCTAGTAAATTACTAATTTCAATTGCTTCATCAAATTTCATGAAACCTTGGTCGGTAAGTACCTCAGTATCTTCATCATGACATTCTTCGAAAATCTGACGCCATAATTCAAGGTCAGCTGGAGTTGGTTTGTAATTATCAGCACCAGCACCTACCTTGACAAGCGTCAATGGATTGATCATATTGTCTGCCTGAGCAAACTTAGACTCACGCAACTTATCAAAAAGCATTAATTGACGGAAACAACTTACTGGTAATCCTGTTCCTCTAATCTCATATGGAGAAATCTTTCTTGCAATGTGAGATACATAAAAGTTACTTAGAGGAATATTTTCACCACGTCTTACGTGCTCAACAATACTTGGGTCAAGCTGCTGACGCTGCTGCAAGTCTGCTGGTCTATTACTAGTTACAATGCGTCTTAGGTTTTCGTCAGGTCTTAATGAAATAACTGGCTCACCTGCGATGACGCTGCGCCTTACTACCATGTAATCTGGATTCTGAATTAACAATCTAGACCACTTGGCACTGCCTTCATCTAACTCCGCATAGACAAACGCTTCACCCAAAGTCCAATACTCTTGTGCTAACTGAACACAAACATTCATCAAATCAATTTCGTCAATCATGTTTTCAAAAAACGCATTGACTTTAGGGTTTTTACATTTGATATTTAGCTTAGAAATTGGATAGGTAGAATGTAGAGAAATTGCGTTCTGAACAACAGGGTTTAGTGCAAAAAAGCTTCTAGACCAAGCATTAATTGTAGCTCTATCTCTTGGTAAATTAAGGTTGCTATTTAGCCATAAAGGAGAATAAACTTCTGGAGTTTGTCTCAAAGACCCTGAAGAGCCACGATAACCATTACCAGAAGAACCTCCTCCTTGATTTCCTTGGAAGGATCCTACAAAGCTTTGTGCTTTTTTAGAAATAACATTAGATCCTACAACATGTCCTAATGGAGTATTCTCTGTCGGATCTGTTCCGTATGTTTTTCTCTCTTGTTTTTCATCATAACCTTTTGAAAAGGCTCCAGCATCAATCTCTCCTTCAAGACTTTCACGACGATGCTGAGATACAGCTTTTACCATCAAAGGTGAAGCTGACGGAGCTGCCTCTCCTTTTCTTGTTAAATATTGTTTAGAACGTGATTCTACCATAATTTCTCCAAAGACCTATTTAACAATATAACATTACATTCTTGGACAGTAACCAATAAGTGCTGGAATCTTTTTTGGACCACCCTCTTCCAAGACTCCTCCTTTCATATTATTAAAGCCGCCAGTCGCATAATACTTGTATGCCAAATATGCATTTAACAACGCCATAAAACCATCGTTAGGGATTGCTCCTTTAACAAATCTTCTTACTGGTTCATTAACTGCATTAAAAGTAACCTTGACTTCCATGCTCGTACAATGATCAATCAACCATGATATCTTCTCAAAATCTTTCCATGGGAATCTAATCATTCCTCGCTTCATAACGTTAAAGACTTCTGCAATATGATATTCACGTTCTGCAAGAATAATATGAGGAAAAGCAACATCATTTAGCTTAGCAAAACCATTTACTTTAGAAACCAAGTTAGATGCCAAGAATCTATCGCCATAATCACGTTGCATGACTTCTGTTAACTCATGAGCATAACCAATATCTCCTACCGCCTGAGTCACACTATACTTTCTCATTACTTCATGAATAAATCCTTTTTTATATTCAAAGTCATTTTTCTTGACAATTGATGTGTAATCTATCAACAGTCTTCCAGGACCATCTTCTGTCAAAATAACACAAGTACTAAATGATTGTCCACCTTGTTTGTCTGCATCTTCTTTTCCAACAGCATCAGGATCGTTTCTTTTTCCCCAGTCGAACCCTGCAAACACTTTTTTGTTTTCAGAAATACTAATGCCTGCTCTTAATTTACGATCATCTGCACAATACTCTTCGATCTCTTCCTTAGTAATTGGCCCCATTTCGCCAGCATAAAATTCTCCCAAAACCTCGTTTTGCCAACCTCTTTCTGTCATGATTGGAGAGTTTTCTGGTTTATCCTTAATAATATCTTCTTTAGTAAATCTTGGGTTATAAAGCTGATTAATGTGAAAACCAATCATATCACAATCATCTTCACCAATTTGCTTTTTCTTTTCATCAGCAAATGCAAGATGAATCCACTTTCCTCTTTCTGCGGCATGTCTTTTGTCTTGAGTATGATCGCAGTATGGACATTTTACAATGTATCCATGTAACCAAATTTTCTCCCATTCATTACTACCTGGCGTGTAAAGAGGAAAATAATTTTCACATTTTTCACAACCTAAATGGTAGTAAGCTTGTGTTGAACTTTCCCACATCTTGTAGTACTCAGAACTTCTAGATTTAGGTGTTCCAAAATAAACTTGAATACCCTTACCAGTTTTACCATATTGAGCCGTAGTCAGAGTTTTGTTTGCGTTCACCATTGCAAACGCCGGAATGTCTTGAACCTCATCATAAAAAATACAATCTACAGTACCACCACGAAGACGGTCTGCGGTTCGTCCAGTTGACTCAATACGAATAAAGTTGTCACCAATAAACTGTTTAAACTGCAAAGAGTCATTTGTTGCAGTTGTCTTATCTAGTCTGCTTTCAATTACTGAAATCTTCTTATTTGGTTTCCTTGGATCATCCATAGAAACTGCAGATCTAATCATTGGATTAAACTTTGTTTTTGCGTATTGAAACACATGAATCAAAGTTGGGAATGCGTGAATAATACGCATTGGTGGTCTGCCGCCTGTCCCAAATAATCCAGAAGACATAAAATACAACTCCAATGCTGCAGCCATTGTAGTTGCACCAACCTGACGTCCTTTAACTAAAATAATTGGTTTGGCGTCATTTTTTAAAGAATTTAATCCGATATATCTAAAAATATCGGCAAATGGCTTATACCCGTTGCCATGAAGCCTAAAAGGCTTATTATCAAGCATTAAATTGTTTTCACAATAAGCAACGGGGTCAATGTTGACCAAGCCTGTTTTAATTTGGTCAAATAGTCCCTGCATAAGTTTCCTTCAGATATTAGGCATCATACCTGCCCAATAATCTTGATTGTCTTCTTCAGATGACTCATTTCGACCAACCCCATCGCCAAGTCTTGGGCTCTTCTCAGTTGGGCCAAGTTTAGATTGTGCTTCAAGAATACATTGATTAATAAACTTAGCCATATCGGAGTTCATAATGTCTGCGGCTTGTAGCCTGTATTTTGGCCCCAACACATGAAGAACGTCATGCTGAAGCTGCGGAATAGTCGCCGCAAGTCCATGCGAATTTTCAATATTGTTTCTAACAAATGCAACAATATCTTCTGCTGCGTCAGTGTCATATTTGTCAATCAATGACTTAGGTAAGTTTATATCGACATTAATTTGAACATTTCCTTCAGCAGATCTTAGAATTTTTTTTTTACCACTAATTTGCGCTACTAATGACTTAGCTGCACCTCTGGTTAACAAGCCATCATCATTTCTTGGATCAACAGATGCAGTCTTTACATTACGCTGATCTTTTGCTACCTGCTTTAAATATGTGTTAAGACCAGTTCTTTCACGCATATCGCTTACAGCATCATCAACCGTAGCATAACGAGGCGGATTTTTCATGATATTATTTACTTGACTAATCATGTTAGCACGAACTCTAGCCTGTTCAACAGCAGTCTCCTGCTTTTTAGCTAACTGATTAGAAACATTCTGAAGCCAAGGGCTCAACTCACGAGGAGCCTCAGTATCATCTGTTTGTACTTTTGAAATTGGTATTCCGCCTCTTGGCATTATTGACTCCTTATGTTACTGCAGAAACTTCTACTCTTCCTGCCAAATCAAATCTATTAATGTTTTTTAGACTAAATTCGACTTCTTCTTGTATTTTTTTTTGTAATTTAAGCTGGCTGTTAAGAGGAACTCTAGAAAAGTTTAAAACTACATCAATAGTTCCATCTTGACGCTCTTCTACTTTTAAAACATTAAGGCTGCTGTAATTTCTTTGAGTAATTACATTATTAATAGCTTTTTTTACAACCTCTGCATTATCAGCAGTAGCTAGCTTAAGCATTTTTTTATATTTATAAGCTAAAACTTGAAGCTTGGTCATTCCAAGCATTTCTCCAAGCGACTCCATGCCTTCATCTTCTTCTTGAGAATCACTTCCCTGCGTATCTAACCAAGACTGCAATGCATCAAGGTCTACACCGTATTCATCAAGCATCTCTTGTACTGTCATGTCCGGTTTAAGCATAATCTCCTCACG